TGATCATGACGACTTGGTTGATAGTACAACTCAAGCGATTATGCGATTCAGACAGGGCGGTCTGATCGGACACCCTGAAGACTACATCGACGAAAAAGTCGAAAAAATTAAAAGGAATTATTACTAATGGCAATATCTAAATTAAGAGCACTTCAACAATTTGTAATACGAGAGTTTTTTAAAGATGCACCTACAGGTGTAATGAGAACTTTACCTAATCAAGAACTTGTTGACATGAATGTTCAAGTTTTAGCACAACGTTTAATGCAGGGCGGTATTGATCCAACTGCATTAAAAAATGCCAATCAAGTTGAAAATGCTATCAACATGATAGAGAGTAGACCGCCGGTTCAACAAGGAATTAAATCCACAAAATCTGCAAAAGTATTTGACATGGAAGGTCAAGAAATACCTCAAGGTTCTAAAATTATGGGTGGCAAAGCAGTTAAAGAAACAGAGGCAGAGATTGCAGAAAGATTAGGCAAAGAAAATAAACAAGCTGCTCAAAGAATGAGAAATAAAAAATTAGTTCAAGATGCAATCGACAACGTATCACCAGGATTTGTCAAAGGAGATAATAAATACAACGCAGAAATTGTTGCAGAAGAAATAGCAAACCAACGAGGTTTGGATTATTATGATATGGATACAAAACAAAGATTAGATATTTATGACGAAGCATTTCAAGCACTTACAAAAATGACAGAAGACTTTGCACAAGGTGGACGTGCAGGGTTTGATAACGGTGGAGCACCAAGTATAAAACTTTTTCCAAGAGCTAAAGGTATGGAAACAGAACAAAGACTTGGGCCTAGAGGAGATTCACCAAATTTAAAATTAAGAGAACTAGATTATGGAATTACAGGATTAATTAAAGGTGATAAATTTTTTGGTGGAGCTGAAATAGATAAAGGTAAAGTTAAAATAGATGTTACAACTCCAGGAGGTGATACTCTTTTTAAAGATACTATATCAAAAAAAGATGCGGTTAATTTTATACTAGGTATGGGTGATCCTCAAGGTGATAAATTTCAAATTAAAACAGATAAAGATTTAGAAAATATGCAACTTATTCTTAAAAAATCATTTGCAGACGGAGGACGTGCAAGTTTTGACGAAGGTGGTATGACTAGAAGAACTTTCTTAAAAATTTTAGGTGGCCTTGCATCTATACCTATTGTTGGTAAAATTTTAAAACCAATTAAAACTGCAAAAGGTATTAAGAGTGTGCCAATTATTAAAACAGCCCCTGTTGAAGGTAAACCAGAATGGTTTGATTCACTAGTTAACAAAGTCATTGCAGAGGGTGATGATATGACTAAACAATTTGCAACTAAAGAAAGAGAGATTGTTCATGCAACAAAAATAGATGAAGATACTTTTGTAAGAGTAACACAAGATTTAGACGAGGGTTCAGTTAGGGTTGAATATGAAAATCCAGACAATGTATTCGGTGATCCAGTGCAGATGGAATACAAAAGACCATTACCTGATGAAGCAACACCAGATCCAAGAGCAGAATTTACTACAGCAGAATCAGGTCCAGTTGGAAGAGCATCAGGTCCTGAAGATTATGATATAGAAATAGATGAAGTGGGTGGTACAAGTATTAGAGATTTAGATTCTGATATTTCAAAACTAAAAGAATATGCAACAGGTAAAAAACCTACAATCAAAGAAATGATGCAAAACAAAAGAAGAAAAGATAAAGCTAGAGCTATATCAGAAGATTCACAAGCACAATCAGATGCAGTAGTTAGAAGACAAGGTGATTTTGTTGATGATGATTTTTCACCTGACTTTGCATCAGGTGGTATCGCTGGCATGTTAGGAGAATAATGAACCCGATTAAATTTGGACAGCTGATGAAGCATCTGGTTCGTGCTAAACAAAAAAAGCCAGATCTTCCAGAAGTATTTCGTGCAAGTGATGCACCAATACCCGAAGAGACTTTAACTAGAGACATGTTTAAAGAAGCTCAAGAAAGATTTAAAAATGCAAAAGCAGGTGGTGGTATGTTGGTGCAACCAGGTTTTGGTGGCACGAGGCAGGGGTATAGAAGTGAAAAAACCCAAGCAGTAAAAAGAGGAGGAGATAAAGAATTATTACTTAGATTAGTTAAAAAAGCAAATGAGGGTTTTAAATATGTTAAAAGAAAAGACTTACAAGTTCAAGCAGGATACAAAAGGTCAACAAACATAACGGCTAAACAAATAGGATTAGATACATTAGAAACTAAATTTAAAAAAGCGTTTGATTTTGTAATGGGGAACCCTGATAAATTTGTTACTGATATGTTTGATCCAATGACACAGGTAAAAAAACTAGTTGGAACCAATGAGGCTGTTGGTAGATATTTAAAAGATTATGCTCCTTATGAAGAATCAAGACGTTTAATAAAAGTTTTAGCTGCGCCACGATCAAAATCTTTTCTTCAAAAGGCAGAGGGTTTAACTTTAGGAGATTTAGAATTTAGAATAGATAATAATATTAAAGGCGATAATTTATTTGCACCACCAAAACAAGTTACTGCAGAAACTAAAATAATGGAGATTGTAGATAGACACATTAAACAAGGTGGTAAAAAAATAAAATGGACCGTAAAACCAGAAATAACAAAAGGAGGTTATCCTAGTTTTGGTGAATCAAGATTTATATATAATGGTAAAGAATATGGAATGGGTGAATTAATTAATGAGGCTAGGGATGATCCTAATTTTAAAGAATTTTTTAAAGCTCAAAGAGACTATAAAACTTTAAATGATAAAATAGTTACAAATCCTAAAACAGGAGAAAAAATTAGATTTGGTAATTTAATGAAAGAAGTTTATGGAGATTCTGTAGTTCCATATAATATTGATCATGTTAAATCTATTGTTGATGAACCTTTTACAAGTTTAAGAATTTTACCCGCTAGGATAAATAAAGCTGCTGGTAATATTACTCAAATGGATGAAAAATTTATTACTAATCCAGAACTAAAAGGTAAATATACAAAACAAGGTAAAGAAGCACAATTAAAAAAAATTGGTTACAATTTTAATCAACCAGTTGAAGATTTAATTCAAGCAGAATTAAAATTAGCAGATGATGTATTGAACAAAGGAAGAAATTTAAGAAAACCAAATGAAATAGTAGAAAGTATAAGAAAAGGAGAAAACTATGTCCCTGATTTTTATTCAAAAACTGCAAAACCAGGTCCTGGTTTTGAAAGACAATTAAGTGAAGGTCAACAAATATCTGCAAATTTAAGAAAACTTGGTTTTAAATGTAAGTTTGCTGGTAGTAGTGGCGGAGTGGGCAGCTGTGATGATCCAATGTCTTATGTTGATGATATAAAAAAACAAGAGGATCTTTTTAAAGTTCAAAACAGAAAAGCCCCACAGGCTGTTAAAACTTTAAACACTGCAAGAAAACTTAATGCAGCACGATCTCTTTTTACCAGCACTTTAGGACCAGGAGCTTTGGCATTTGAGGCTGTGGCTGCATTACCAATAGCATACATGGGATATAGAGGTGGTAAAACACCTGCAAATATTTTAGCAGATTCAACTTTTAATTTGATAGGTAAATCTGATCAAAGAGTTTTATTAGATAAAGCAATCGAACTTGGTTATGACACAAGTAATATTAAAAACGTTCAAAACATTTACAAAAAAAGTGATGAGTTTCAAAAACAATCAGCAAGAGCTGATGAGTTCATGGGCCCAGAAGATTTAATGATGTATCCAAGAATGGTTCAAAAAGCAGAGGAGGATTTACTTGGTGCTACACAAAAATTTTTAGATCCTCTTGGAAATGTTATACCCGAAAGAGAAGCAGGTTTTGATCAGCTAGCAAAAGCTGAGCAAGCAGTTCTTAAAGATCAAGCAAAACTCGCGGCTGAAAGACAATCAAAAGTTGGCGGTTTTTTACAATCACCTGTAACAGATTATTTACCTGGTTTAGCAGGAGGTGGTATAGCTAAACTAGCTGGTGTAGATTCAGGACCCCCACCAGCATCTGGCCCTAACTCACAAGGGTTGCAAGGTCTGATGAAACGTGTTAAGAGAATGTAGGAGTATAAATGGCAGATATAGATAAAGGACTCCCTAATACTAGAACTGAAGTTAAAATTCCATCAGAGGAAGAAGTAGCTAAAGAGATTGGTATTAAGGAAGAGATAGTAGATAAACCACCAGTAGAGGTAATACCTGAAGAAGACGGTGGTGCAACTTTAGACTTTGAACCGGGAGCTATAAATATACCGGGAACAGAATCACACTTTGATAACTTAGCAGATATTTTACCAGATGATGTTTTAGAACCTATTGGTAACGAGATGGTTCAAAACTATATGGATTATAAATCTTCTAGAAAAGATTGGGAGAGAGGATACACAGAGGGGCTTGACTTACTAGGATTTAAATACGAAAACAGAACAGAACCTTTTCAAGGAGCATCTGGTGCAACGCACCCTGTTCTTGCAGAGGCAGTTACACAGTTTCAAGCACAAGCATACAAAGAATTATTACCAGCAGATGGACCAGTTAGAACACAGGTTATCGGTGTAAAAAATCCGCAAA